TCGGTCATAATTTGCCAGCGCTGCCCTCGTTGCTTCAACAGGTGAAGAAACATCAGGAATGGCAGCCAGCGTGCTGTTAAAACCTTCAACTGCTTTGCGTGAATCTCCGAATTTTTTGGTGATTGTTTTGGTAAGGCCTTCAATTAGCTTTTGATATTGGACGATGGTTGGCTGTGAAATTTTCGGCGTAATATCTACGCTGCTTCCGCTGCCTTGCGTTAATTGTGGCGTTGGCGTTTGCCCTGCTTTAAATCCGCTTGTAGCTTGTTCAAATTGCTTTTGAACACCTGCAAGATAGTTTGTATTATCCGCAAATCCTTTGTTAAACGCATCCCTGAGCCTGCCGCCTTGTTGAAAAGCTATTGAAGCTGGGTTAGTTTTTACTAATGCTTCTTGAAAGCTTTTAGCGGCTTTGGTAAATTCGCCGCTTGCAAGTTCTGAAAATCCACGAATGAAAGCAGCTCCACCTTCTTTTAGGATTGTAAACAATTCTAAGAATGTAGAACCTATTGCATTTATAACCCTTCGAACGCTTTCGCTTTGTGTGTATAGATAGGCTAAAGCGGCAACCACCGCACCGATTGCGGCAATGGTTAATCCGATTGGGCCAGTCATGAATACCCAAGCCTTACCAAGCAATGCAATGCCTTTTGTAAGCACTGCTGCACCTGCTGCCGCAAGTCCTGCCACTTTTGCAAATGCGCCTATCGCAAGCAATACGGGGCCTATGGCAGCTGCCAAGGCCAACACTACGATGATAATTTTTTGAACGGTTGGCGAAAGACTTGCAAACCCATCGGCAATACTATTTAAGGTATCGCCCAAAGCGTTCAAGGCTTTTTCAACTCCTAATGACCTGTTTATCGCTTCGCCAAATGTAGCAAGTGCCGTTCGCGTGCTATCGCTTAGGTTTTCAAAACCATTTGCAAGCCCGCCGGTCAGATTTTGCGTTTGCGGCAAAGTAATTAAGGCTTGAGAAATTGCAGATACAAATTCACGACCTGACACGCCCATCTCGCGCACCTTTTCAATATTGGACGTACCAAAAGCTTGCTCAAGTGCGCGGCCGATAAGCGGCACGCGTTCCTGAAGCACGCCGTAATCCTCTTGAAGGATGCGGTTTTTGCTGATGATTTGCGTGAGCTGCCTTTGTACTTCTCCAAGCTCTGCAGCACCTCCTCCTGTGGCCGCTATGGCTGCTCCAAAGCCTTGCAAAGTTGAACGCGCCTCATCCGCGCTTAGGCCAACAGCTTGCAGGTTAGTTGAGCCTTGCACCGCTTCCTGAAATCCAAGTCCAGGCAGTTTAGCTACCTCGCGAAGTTTTACAAGTTCGGCTTCGGCTGCCTGCGTGCTGCCCATTACCGCACCCAACCCTTTTGTAAACTTGTCCATTTGGGCAAAGGCCTGCAATGCAGCACCGCCAACGGCAACGAGCGGCAGCGTCAAACGCGTTGTCAGCTGGCCGCCAACGTCTTCCATCCGCTTGCCAAAATTACCTAATTGACGTTCAACCTGTCGCAAGTTTCTTTGAAACTCGGACGTGTCCATTGAAAAAATTAGGTTAATCCGTGGCCCTGCCATAGCTTACTTTTTTAAGGCTCTAAGCCTGATTTTTTTCTTAGGTCTGCATCCCACTTTGCAAAGCGCTCGGCGCGTCTTTTTTCGCGCTCAGGATCCGCTTGTTTTGGCTTGTTTTCCCAAGGAAATTTCATTAAGTCCGATGGCTTCATGCTGCTCCCCTTTTTTAAATGTGGCTGCAAAACCACATACCCAAGCCAGCGCGTTTGCTCCCATTGTGACCGCTCAAAATCGGTATGCGCTTCAGCTTTGCCGTCCAAAATTAGCATCAATTCTTTGAGCGTGCAAGTCCAAAAAACGTCCGGCAAAATGCTGTAAAAACCGCAAGCGTGGCGAAAAAGCGATTCAATACTTATATTTTCGTCGCTTTTGTCTTTGCCTTCGCTTGCGCCTGACCGTTTCCCTGTGCCGGCATTGAGGCGGTGAAAAGCTCTAAGGCTTGATTAATGATTTCAGGGCTGTCGTCCAGCAGGTCGGCCACATCATCAGGCGTTAAGGTAAAGTCTTTACCTGCCTTTCGCGCTCCATGTTTGAGGCCTAAATGAATCAAATTTATGACAGTGGTAAGCTGAAAGCGCTCCCCGATTGTCCCAAGCTCTGCAAGCTTTAGGCCTTCTGTGTCTAAAAATTCGGCAAGGGCTGCCATACCGTATGCAATTGGCAGCTCCTTACCGTTTATTTCAATTGTTTGAACTTGTCTCATTGGGTGAAATTTTTTTTAAGATTCAGTTCCCTGCGTAATTGCGCCCCTTACGGTGAAGGTTGCGGAATACGTGCTGTTGTCGTTTACCGGCGCGCCAATTTCAAGGCTGGTACAAAGTACGGAAGCTTCCCAATAAGGATGTGTCGCAGTGTCGTCTGTAAACCTGCATAAAAGCACTGTGCCGTTGTCCAAAGCCGTAAAAAGGTCGGTTACCCTTTCATTTGTCGTGTCGTAACTTACAAGGCCCTCGGCGGTCATTGTAGCCGACTTTTGGCCAGGCTCAAATGAAGTCCACTCTGCGACGTTGTCTTTTGTGATTGTTTGGCGTGTCTCCCGCGTTATGGATAGCGTGCAGGAGGTAGCCTCGCCGATTGCAGTGCCGCCAATATAAAATCGAAGGTCTGTGCCGTTTACAATGGTTGCCATCTCTTATTTATTTTTTAAAATTGAAGAAATTCTTTTTTTTTAGGCTTTGGCTCAGGTTGAGGTTCTGTGTTTGTGTAGGCTGCGCGCTCATCAGCTTCGATTTCAAGCACTTCGTTGTCAGCTATCACGTAATAATTATTTACAGTCATGGTCTGCTTTTCTTCTTCAACCTTTGGCGTGTAGTCGCGGCGCGTTTGGTCGTCGTGAATCTTGGCAATTTTTGCATCTACTAAGCTCATGCCATAGGAGCGCGTTACATCAGGTGTGTCGCCTTTTTGCCATTTGCCGTAGGGTTTCAAAATTTCAATTATCATCGCGTAAGTTGTTTGTGGATTCGTTCAAATGTTTTTCGCATTGCTTCCAAGACTTTTGTTTTGCTTCCGTTGTATGATGATTCCAGATATTTCTTTCGAAAATTGGTTGCACTTTTAGCAAGTGAAGAAGCGTAATATCCTGATGATGATTTTGGCATCCCGCCCAATATTGTGCCTGATGCTATTTTGCGAAGTCGGCGAGGCCCTAATTCCACATCGCCAATCTTTGTTCGAAATGCGTAAATAGAATTAGCAAGGTTTCCTTTTACCACTAATGCCTGCCTGCCTTTGCCCCGCACGTAATAATAGAAGGGCTTTTGAACAACTACTTTTTTGCCGTTGTAGGTGTAGACATAACGGTCTTTTTTCTTAGGAATAAAGCGTTTAGCGACGCGGCGAACAACCAAAGCACCGGAGCGCAAAATGCGCTGTTTTTGCTTTGGATTGCTAACTTTTGAAAGATACTCTTTCATGTACCTTTCAAAATCCGTTATGCCTGTTACCGTTATGCTCATCTGTTTACGCGTATGATATAGCCCTGAATAATTGCATAAATATGATTGTCAAAATCCATGTCGATGGATTGCTGATTTTCAAAGATGATTCGACTGATGTTTATACCTTCGCTTGTGCCTTTAAATTGGTCTAAAGCGGTTCGCACTTTTGCAGCAATGCCCTGAGCTACGCTGTACGATTTTGCAAAAACCCTAATTTCAAAGTTTTCAGCATCCATTGGCGAAGCACCGTCTTTTGTGTCTGTAGGTGTAGTGTTCTCATGCGAGTAAATAATGAAAGGGTAGGCGGCATCTTGCGTGGCCATGTCAGGATAAATGCGCGTGCTTACAAGCGCGGTGACCGCTGTGGCTGATGTAAGAAGCTTATATATTGCCTTTCCTGTCATTTTACGCGGCGTGTTTGCAGGGTCATGTATTGGTTGTCATCGCTTGTCATAATACTTTCAATGTCGTATAGCTTATTACCTGCATTTACGCGGTTGCGCTCATTTACTGTGGACAAATTGCGAATGGTAAAGTCCACGCGTTGCCGGATTGTTTCTTGTCCACTTTCGGCAACTTCTGATGATTGCGAAAGCCTGTCGTCCACATTTGCCCACACTGTTGCCAGCGTTGTCCACGTTTGCACACGTTCACCAAAAGTATTTACAGTCTCGGTAAAACTTTGAATAGTTACCAGGGTATTAAGCCTGCCGATGCGCTCTGATTTGTTGTGCTTGAACCTTGCGTCCATCAGAAGTAATTTACTCGGAATTGGTCAAGCAAAATGCGCGAAGCGGTTGGCATTGTTCGTACTGCATCGGTGCGGTTGTCATACCAATCGGCAATCATCAAAAGCATGGCTAATTTAATCGGCGTTGGCGTGCTTGCTCCCGTTGCTCCAAAGCCTGCAGTATAAGTAACCGTAACGCCCTCTGGTGTGGGTTCGACCGTAGGAAACGATTGCCCGTACTTGCGATAAATAAGCGGAGGCTTTGTCTCATCGAGTACGTCATAAATGTTTGTTGAAAGCGTTACACTTTGCCCACCTGGCTGTACATAATTGACACTTGTTACCGAAATCAGTGGCGAAATTGAAAGCCTTAAACCATAGTCTGAAAAATTGCTAAATTTTTCAGTTATGGTTTGGGTGATAAGCGCCATCCGCAAGTACTTTTCAGCACTTTCTCTTGCTGCCGAAATCAGCAGCGTGATGATTGCATCTTCATCATTGCCGCTCACCTTCAGCCATGCCTTAACATCGCTTGAGGTGAGCGGCTCAGATGCCGGGCCTGATGTTACCTTATATATGCCCGTTTCAAACATTACGCTTTGATTTGAAGCAGTTTGATTGCTGCAGATTGCAACAGCTTGCCATCGGTACGAAGCCAGCCTAAGAATGCAGTCTGCATCAGGTCGGCATAGGTTTGGTCAAGGCGAAGCACATTCACGTCGCGCACTTGGCGAATAACATACTTTGACCAATCACCAAAAGCAATAGCCTTCGCACCTGCTGCGAATGTTGGGAAGTCTTGATTGATGACGTAAGGGAAGCCTAAAATCCTGTCGGGTTCGCCCTCACGGAATGAAGGCATCCACATCGGCACGGTGTCAGTGTTGCCATAGTCCAATTTCTTGAGGTAGCTGAGGATGTTGTCCGAAAACATGAACGCGGCAGTGGTACGGTATGCAGGATCAACGCTGTGTACCAGGTCGGTAATTTCCTGCTTTGTGATTGCGTTGTTTGCAGCAGTTTCTTTTCCGACGCTTGCGCCGTTAGATGCTGCGAGGATGCCCGTAGGCTTGCCTGATCCGTCACCGTCTGTGTAGGCCTTGTTCAAAGCACGTCCCGCAGCTTCGCCAATAAGCTCGGCAATGATGCGGCCAACAAGTCCAACTTCTTCGTCTTGGATAAATTCCCAGTCAAGGCCAATGATGTCATACCAGGTGTGGGCTTCAAAAGATTTGCGGTCAAAAGTAAGGCCGCGCGGCACGATGGCTTGTGAGCGTGGCTCTGCTACCCAGTTGCCCGTTTGTGCGGTGTTGTCATGGGTAGGCCAGCGCATCGGGTTGCCGGTAGCGGAACGGTGAATATAGGATGCCTGCAACATACCGCCAAAGCGCTTCATTGTCAGCTCCAAAGTGTTGATGAACTCTTCCGGCATCACGTAAAGGCCATCGCCAGAGGAAGAAGTCGATGCACGTTGTGCGCCATTGGCAAGTGCAAGCGCTTGCTGGAATGAAACGCCATCGCCGGAAATCAAATTTTTGTACCAGCGCTCGGCTTCAGCTTTGCGGGCTTGCGCCTCGCTTTTGGTTGCTACAGGTGCGGATGCCGGCACGTCGCGAAAAGCTGCATCACGTTCGGCAGTGGTGCGAACCATTTCAATTTCACGCGTGAACGCGTTAAAATCGTTTTCGGCCTTGTCCCAGCTTGCCTGCTCGTCTGCATTCAATGCGCGGCCTTCGCTTTTGGCCCTTTCAAGGAGTTCGCGCTGCTGGGTGTAAACCTGAGCGCGCAACTCTAAGAGCTGTTTTTCAGTTCTCATTTTTTAAATTTTTTTGGTTAATGAACTGCGCTTCTCCAAATAGTCGAAACGCCAGGTTAAATCATCAGGTATGGTTGTGTTTACCTTTTCATTTTGGTTTTCTGTCGGAAAATCTACGCGATGTGCGAAAGCCAGCAGTTGCCGGAAGCTCATGCCCTCGACTGCTTGTGTTGGCGCGTTTACTGCATAGTCTTCGATTTCGTTTATCAGGCTCATTCCTTTTGCATCGCGCGCTGAAAGCCAATGATCCTTATAGTCGTAAAATCTTTCGCGGATTTCCTTTTCTTTCATCCCTGTGGCCAAAGCCATGGAGGCGATGGAAGTTTCGTCAAATTTTTCAAGCATGGCGGCGGCATCCATCATGTCCTGCGCTGTTCCGATTGCGATTGCAGATGTGGCGTGAATCATCAGCTTTGAAT